CGTACGAAAATGCGGCTGATGTTGGTTTGGCATCTCCAAATGTATTTGCAATAGTTGAACATCAACAATATATTCAACTAATTCAAGAAGCTGCTCTTAATGTAGGTGGTAACAATGTCATTGAATACTTTGAGTTTGGTACTCCAGATTTGCATCCAGATGGTTATACAGTTGTTACCGATATTTTAATCGGTGTAGCGGCAAATAATTGTGCTGCTTATGATGGTGAAACTCTTGAAGTTGATATCATGTTGATAGCTGAGCCAATCACAGTCACGCAAAAAGAATTGAACGAAATGTTAGTACAGGCTCAAGACCTTTGAGGTGATTTAATTGCCTAAAGCGAAGGTCACAAAAGAGGCCTTGAAACAAGTCACAAGAAATCTAGGTACAGGTGGTAAAATTGGCGGTGGTGCTGTTCTTGCTGAGAAAGCGACTGATTTCCTCGACAATCCTGTACTCAATGCCGCTGAAGGCGCAGTAATAGGAGGTTATGCGGGTTCATTAGCCGGCCCATTTGGTGCGGCCGCGGGTGCTGTCGTTGGTGGCACTATTGGTTGGATGCTTGCTGACAATGGGACAATCTTTCCAGTAGATATGATTTGTATTCCTGCTTATCAAGCCTATATGGTGCAAGGAGAACCCGCTTTTACTATTTATGCCAGAGCGGGAGAAATGATAATACCGACTGGCGGCAATGTTCAAGATGTTCAACAAGTAGTAGAGCCGCAAGCTTACGCCCCTACTAAAAAACCGATGAAACAATCCGGTTGGCATAAATATATGAAACAAAAGAAAAATCAGATTAAATATAAATCCGGTAGTATGAAAGGTAGATTAAACTTGAAAGCTATGGCTAAAGCTTACAAAAAGAAAGGGAGGCGTAAGTAATGCCTATTATGGAAGTAAGAGACGGGATTACTGTCTTTGATGAAGAAGTAGGAAGGGTTACGCTTGATTCTAACGGCTTTGCTATTGTTCAAAAACAGATTAATGTCCAAAAGAGACTAAGGCATAAAATTGAGCATGCTGATTTTTATATCGATTCAATAGGGACAGGTTTTGAAAATGCAACATTTTACTTGACACCTCAACCAATAATCTACACAGATATGAATTCAAGCGGTCTTTTCGTTGGAGATAGGGGGATTGTTCCGGCATATAATGAAAATGTTTTATTCAAAGCAAAAATTTTCTCCGAATTTGGTAGGTTAGGCGGTACTCTTGATGAATTCCCTAATACATTTTTAGCCGCCCGACCTACCTTTAATTTTTATTCAGATACTCTTTATCTTACTATATTCTTTAATGGTGTTGCGGGCGATGTTGTTGATGAATTTATTTGTTCGATGTATGTAGCTCTCGACACAAAACCAATTGATGCCGTAGAGCATGGTATAGGGCTACTTAGAGAGCAATCTTCAATGCTTATTTCGAGATTAGATGTATTGGGGCGTTCGATCCCTCCTGCTCGCAATGTGGGCCAAATAGCACCATTTTGGTTGTATGGTGGTGCAAGGCCAGAAAGAATGATTCAAGGTGAATCTTTGATTAATTTTTGGTTAAATATGGCTGATAGAGATGATGAAGTTATGAGTGATACCACTACTTTACGCACAAGAGTTAGAAGTTCAAGACGGATGGTTGAGAATCCCGAAGCTTTTGGCGGTGGACTTGGAGCAGTAGCTACACCAGATTGGATTAGACTTTATCTAAATGAGGGATATGTGTCAGGGCCAATTAGACCTCAATGGCCACCAATTAAACATGATGATAATGGCAATGTGTTGTGCTTGTAATGAAACAAATTGACAAAGAACAAAATGAACGCATTGTATGGTGCGAACGATTGCTATATGCGATTATTGTTCTTCAGTTTCCCCAGATTGCAACTTTGCTATGAGGTTTTCAAACTCAAACCAATTAATCACATTTCGATTAAATAACAAAACGATTAATCTTTTTGAGCTCAACTCTTCTATGATTTGGCTCTCGTTGTCGTGAGCGTCAAGTTTTGCCTTTATTGCCCGTTGAACCCACAATGAACGGGATTGTTTCCAATCCAATTGATTATTTAATCTATCAAGAATCGATTGGGGGATTGCAACGGATACAGGAATCGATTTATCCGCAACTCTTCTTCGACTCATTCTTCCTCCCCCCTGTTCTTAGAAGTGTAAGCTTGCGCTTCTAAATTTGGAGTATAGCGTTTTTCTAAAGCTTCCAGTCGAATTATAGGGGTTGGATATGATTTCCAATCGCAACTTAAACACATTTTTTGAACATATTTTTGCCCGTCAATCGTTGGATAAATTGTTTTTGTATTCAATCCACACTTGAAACACTTCATTCAGCTCGAGCCTCCAAATTAATTTTTCTTCTAGCATCCTCAACTGCTCTATCAAGACGGTACATATCGTCAAGAATCTTAGATATAAGGTTGATAGGTAGTTCAACCTCATTCGCATTATCTTTTCTTCTTGCCCAAATATTTACTAATTTGTGATAGCATCCGTGAATCGTTTTCAGTTCTCTAGCTGATAGGGTAGTTTTTGTATATCTATTTCCCATTATTCTCCCTCCTTACATTCAGGACATGGTCTTACCATTAACTGACAAACATATTGATGTCTGATACAGAAATACGGATACATTGCCGTTTCTGTTTCTTTCATTCTTGTTCCACCCAATAGCCGGATGCCGTAAGTGCGTGAAACACCGCATCGGATTTAGTCTTAAACCAGATAGTTTCTGATTCATCATCATCCCAATGGCGCAAAGCCCATTTGTATGTTTTTGTTTTTTTCATTCGGTAATTCATTTGTTTCCCTCAAACCATCCTATGAGGTTCACCTATATAATTCATTCGTTATTAATGATAAGAAATAGATATTTTTGATTGTTAGAGTGGTATAGCTACGCAATACAACCCTAAAACTCGTTAGAGATGGTCACGCTATGCTAACACTATAATAATAAACCTATTCCTATCATCAAAGGGTATGGCGAAAAAAGCAAGCGATTTAATTTTAAGAGACAGACTTCAATTTACTATTGGTACAGGTGGGAACATGGATGTAGTTTATGGTAGAATTGATTTATCAGATTATGTGAACACAGTAAACAAAAAAGGGCTTGCCGTTAAGGAAGTAAGATTTCAAGTTAGAGACCCTTCCAATGGAGATACGGGTTCATTCAGTCAAGTTCTAAATGGTAGTGCTAATAACCCCGAAAAAGCTTTTCTAAAGCTGTTTGCAACGACCACAGCGTACGAAAATGCGGCTGATGTTGGTTTGGCATCTCCAAATGTATTTGCAATAGTTGAACATCAACAATATATTCAACTAATTCAAGAAGCTGCTCTTAATGTAGGTGGTAACAATGTCATTGAATACTTTGAGTTTGGTACTC